ACATCAACCCAGTTAAGTCTATCGGCTTGCTGGACGAAGGTGCCGCTGTTATCAGCCGTTTGACTTCAGCCACCGCATGGTGGGTGCAGACAGACGCTCCTGAAGGCATGAAGTTGCTGATGCGTCGCAAGTTGGAGAAGACGATGGAAGGCGATTTTGAAACTGACTCTATGCGCTACAAAGCGACAGAGCGTTACCAAGTCGGCTTTACCGATCCTCGTGCGATGTACGGTACGCCCGGCGTCTAAACCCAAGCGGGGGCTTCGGCCCCTGCACTAATAAGGAGCAAGACAATGGCACAAACCTATTTTGGTTCTACCCTGCGTGCAGGTTCTGGCACTTTGACTGACACTGTGGATGGCGGCTTCGTCGTCATGTCTCAGACAACCACTGTGACCACTGCCGCCGCAGGCACTGCTACTAGCGCAACTCTGACTCTCCCTGCTTCTTCACAAATCATCAGTTTTTTTGCTGATATGGTTGTGAATGAGGCGGTGGGTGGCGGAACCGCTACAGCAATTGCAATGACTATTGGCACAGCCGCCGCAGGCACACAATATGTGTCTTCGACTGATGTGTTTGCAGGTGGTCGTATTGCTTTAACTTTTACAGCCGCACAGTTGCTTGCAATGAGCGACATTGGTACTAATACCTCTGTTGTTGTTACGCTTGATCCTGATGGCACGATCAGCACAACTCAAGGCGTTATTCGCCTGACGGTTGTGTATGCTCAGAAAGTTTAGGGGGCACAATCATGGGTCAATTCAAACCAATGGTCAAAATGATGACCACTGAGCCGACCGTTGAGTTAAAACTCAAAAAGGGCGGTCATGTGAACATGAAAAAAGGCGGTAAAGCCGAGGCTGGTCACAAGAAGATGGCCGATGGTGGTGGTGCTATGGGCGCATTGGCAGGGACTCCAGCCTTGATTGGCCGTCCTGCCGTCAACGCACCTGTTCGCGCCCCCGGCAAGCCCTCTATGGCCTCTCGTCGCAAGGCGATGGCCGCAAAGCCTGCAATGGCAAAGCCTGCAATGCCAATCGGCAATCCTTCGATGCCTTCAACACCAATGAAAAAAGGTGGCGAGTCTAAGGCAACGCACAAGGCTGAGATGTCGAAGATGAAGGGTCTTGAAAAAGAACTGAAGTCTCACGAGTCCAAGCCTGCCAGCAAGGGCCATAAAGGTCTGAAGTCTGGTGGTATGGCGACTGGCGGCGTTACCAACGGTCAAGGTGGATACGCCAAAGGCGGCATCATCAACACCGAAGGCCAAGGCGGCGCTTATCGCAACACCAAGATGCACACAGCCAAGCCTGATCACTCACCTGCCAAAACTGGCGGCGTGAAAGACGGCAATGGCGGTGGCTATGCTACTGGTGGCGTTGCAAAGGCTAATGGCGGTGGCTACCGTAAAGGTGGTTCAACAAAAAAAGCCTACGCGACGGGGGGTACTGTTGATTCAGGCAAACCCGTCGCGATGCCCCAAGGTGCTAAAAAGCCTCCAACACCAGTAAGCATCAATCGTCTTGCAGGTACATACAAAAGCGGCGGCAAGGTAACTCCTGCTGAAGGCCGCTTGCGTGCAAACTTTAAAGCGGAAAATGCTACGGCCATGAAACAGGCCAAGGCTGACACCAATCTGAAGTACAGCAAGTATCAAAAGATGGCTGATGGCGGCAAGCCAGTGGATTTGTCCAAAGGTGCATACGATGCTTCTAAAAAGCACAGTAGAGAACTAGAAGACGCAATGAATCCACTGAGCATGGTGAAAGAACTTGCAGGTAAAGCGAAGGACTACTTCATGCCCAAGGGTGAAAGTGTGACCAAGACGAAAGAGTCTGTAACGGTTGCACCATTGCCCAAAAAGCGTGGCGGTGGCGCTTGTTGAAAACGAGTGGGGGCTTCGGCTCCCACTTTTAATTTATTTTGGAGAGCCACATGGCAACCGTAATTTCATCTATTTCGCGTCAAGGCGCATATGAACCGTTCGAGTTGCAGGTCTCTCGCGGTCAAATTCAGGGTCATACCCGCACTTGTCCATTTGGCTTTAACACGGCAGTTGGTACTACCGAAGAGACAATTTGGTCTGTTGGCGGCGTTTATTCATTTCCGTCTACTGCAACAGTTTTGACTGTAGTCAGTGATGATGCTGATGATGATGGTAGCCCAGTTGGTACTGGCGCGCGCACAGTGGTGATTGAGGGTCTGGATGCAAACTATCTGCCCATTACCGAAACTGTGACTATGAACGGCACTACAGCAGTGACGACTACACAGTCATTCTTGCGCGTGAACACAGCATATGTTGCAACAGTAGGTTCCTCGAATTCCAATGAGGGAACCATCACAATTGCAAACAGCACACCAACGACGCTTGCCGCAATTGCCGCAACTGCTGGTGTAGCAGAGCAGTGCGTCTACACAGTGCCTGCTGGTTACACAGCGTACATCACCCGTTACATGGTGTCGTCCTATAACGCCACTGCCAATGCAGGTAGCACTGGGAAAATTTATGTTCGTCCTTACGGCGGCGCTTTTTTACTGGCTACAGTGACTCGCATTCAAGCAATAGGCGCGTTTACTTGTGAGGCTGATTACCCATTCCCAGTCACCGAGAAGTCTGACATTGACTTTCGCGGTATTGCTTTTCTTGGCTCTTCTAACATGAGCGCCCAATTGCAAATGGTTGTAATCAAAGAAGGCCCTTAATATGCCAAGCAAATCACCTTCTCAGCATCGTTTAATGGCGGCGGTCGCACATAATCCTGCGTTCGCCAAGAAGGTCGGCATCCCCTCAAAAGTCGGCAAAGAGTTTGCCAAGGCTGATGAGGGCAAGAAGTTTAAAGGAGGCGGTCTCTATGACAACATCAATGCAAAGCGTGAAAGAATCGCTGAAGGCTCTGGCGAAAAGATGCGCCGAGTGGGTAGCGAAGGTGCGCCAACGGCTAAAGCCTTCAAACAATCCGCCAGAACAGCCAAAGTAAAATGAGCAAAAAAAAAGTTAATTTGGCAGTTGGTCGCGGAGAAAAGTTGTCCGTTGAAAAAGGTGCTGGATTAACGGCCAAAGGTAGGGCAAAATACAACCGTGAAACTGGGAGCAATTTAAAGGCTCCACAGCCCAAAGGCGGCGCTCGAAAGGACTCCTTTTGCGCCCGCATGAGTGGCGTTGTAGAACATTCAAAAGGGGACGCACCACGCGCCAAGGCATCGCTAAAGCGGTGGGACTGCCCCGGCTGGTAAGGAACAAACATGGCATACTCAGGAACTGTTGGTCAGACAGTCATCAATGTTCAGACATTGATTGATCACGGCGCTCGACGCTGTGGGAAACTCGCCGAAGAGTTGACCTCTGAGCAGGTTCTGTCTGCACGCCAATCGCTTTATTTCCTCTTGTCTGATCTAGGCAACCGAGGCATTCAATTCTGGACAATCACCAAACTAGTGATTGGCCTGACCCCTGACAAGTACATCTACGAACTGCCCAAAGGCTCTATTGACCTCTGGAACACGCTGTATCGCACGATGAGCCGTCCTAGTGGGTCATACACCACCTCTGCTGGCGGAACCGTTGCAAACGCGTATGACGGCGATGTAGACACCATTTGCACACAGACATCGACCAACGGCAACATTGCGGTCAATTACGGCGTTTCAAACCCCACCTACATTGGCTCCATTGGCTTTTTGCCTGCGGCCACTGGCACTTTGTCAATCATCTACGAGTGGTCAGAAGACGGCGTGACATGGTCAACACTTGTTGATCTTGGCGCTGTTGCTGTTGTGGATAACGAGTGGATTTGGACTGACATCAAAGCAGGTCAGACTGTCCCCTACTATCGTTGCCGCGTCTACAACGGCGGGACGCTTTCTGTTCGCGAGTTGTACTTTGGAAACAATTCGCTTGAGGTGCAGATGTCTTCACTGAACCGTGACGACTACACCAATCTGCCAAACAAGAATTTCACGGCCAACCAACCGTACCAATATTGGTTCAATCGCCAGATTCCAAAACCAGAAATCTACATTTGGCCTGTGCCATCAACTGCTTTTGTGCAGATGGTTTGCTGGTACTCGCGCCAGATTGAGGATGTGGGTGCTTTGACTGACGAGTTGGAAATTCCACAGCGTTGGTATGAGGG